CGTCAGCAAATCCTTGACATCAATGATACCAAAGTACAATTCCTTTGCCTTGCAGAAGAGATTGGAGACCAGGGAACACCTCATCTCCAGGGTTACATGCAACTTAAGAAGCAGTGCAAGTACACTACCATCAAAAGCACATGGCCAGGATGGAGCCGCGTTCATTTTGAGCAATACACTATGGGTTCAGACGATGATAACTATTTCTATGTCCATGGCCCTTACACCAAGAACGGAAAGAACAAGCCGGAGAACCCGACTTACATTGAGAAAGGAGAGCGCATCACTATGGGACGCAAAGGTGCACGCAATGACTTAGAGGATGTTAAGAAAGCAATTGAGAGTGGAGCGACATATGATGAGATCTGTGAGACACATTTTCAGCAAGCTGCTGCATACAGCAAATTTATTAAAGAAAGGGTACAGGCACGAGACTCTGCGAAGCAGCAAGACTCTTTGCGCGAGCTATACAACTCTGCTGTGCTGAGGCCGTGGCAGCAAGCCATCATGGATGTTGTGGAGGAGGAAGCTTGTCCCCGCAAGATTCATTGGGTCTGGGAGAACTCGGGGAATGTTGGGAAGAGCTGGATGGCCAACTACTTGGGGGCGATGCACGGGGCGACGATCCTGACTGTAGGCAAGAAGGTCGACATGGCGTATATCTATGCCCAGAAGCCGACCAAGATTGTTTTGTTCGATCTGGCGAGGACCAACGAGCCGGGGGAGGACCGGAAGAGCTATCTGGATGGAGTTTATTCTCTGGCGGAGGACCTCAAGAATGGCCGGGTGGTATCCACGAAATACGAGAGCAAGACTGTCTTCTTTCGCCCGCCTCATGTGATCTTCTTTGCGAATTTTGAGCCCGACTATACCAAATGGTCTTCGGACCGGTATTTTGTCACAGCGCTCTAGAAATCTTTCCAATAAAGCTTTGCGATATACGAACATGAAGCAACGTTGTCTGTCTGTAGAGTGCCAAAGCTATCGTAGGGAATAATGTAGACTGACATAAAATTGTTCTTATGCTCGTTTGTTCCATTGATATAGTTGATGTTCTTCTGTCTCTTGTTCTTAAGCCAAATCTTGACTAGACTATGCTTCTCTGCTCCTCTAAAGTTTGCGGATGGAAGTGCTTGGGTTCCCGTTGAAATAGCTGAAACTCCAGCTTCATTTCGAATCACCTTGTCATAGAGAACCTTAATAACCTTTTCCTTGTCGACTTCGGCAAGTAGCGTGGAGTTATTCACGCCTTGATCCACTGCCTTGAAAAGATCTACATTACCAAATGTAGGAATAGTTCCTTGAATAGAACGTGGAAGAACCACAATCATGATACGATACATTAGATTAGGTCGATCTAGTTTGTTTGCAAGCCAAATTTTGATAGACATCCCTCGAGGCATGAGTACATCTCCAATTCGAGTCTTAGAACTCTGTCCTTGACTTACAAAGGACCAGGGATTAAATAGAATAGCTCCCTGTTCAGTTCTCGGACCTGCAACGTTCCCCACATCGTGCCACAGAGCGATATTTTCGAACCCGATAGTCAGAAACTTCGTCTCCGATGCTTTCATCACTATCCTCTTCACTCTCTGTTTGAAAGTCCGACGACCCCGACGACCATACTTCCCACGACGACTCTTCTTCCAAGGACGAGACCGGTATTTCCTCTTGAACGGCATCCATACAAATTTTTGGACGGGGGGGTGAATTAATTGCTTAAATAGACTCCCGGTATCCGGTATCCAGGTGGGGGGTAATACTGGGCCCCCCACCTGGTTACTGGTCACGTGGCATTTTTTTTTTCCGGCAGGGGTGCGCGTGCGGGATGATCTTCAAGTGTATTTTAATTTTTTTTTTTTTTTTTTACCTCCATTTATGGAAGCAGGCTATTCTATTTCGGGCAGGGGGTTTATTTAAACCCCTCCCCCAAAACAAAACCACCAAACCACATCAAATGCCCACGCTCGCCTACTGCTGGACACTTAACAACTGGACGCCCATTGAGCGTCAGCAAATCCTTGACATCAATGATACCAAAGTACAATTCCTTTGCCTTGCAGAAGAGATTGGAGACCAGGGAACACCTCATCTCCAGGGTTACATGCAACTTAAGAAGCAGTGCAAGT